TATATAGTTGAATGAGCATCCATCGGCTTTAAGCATTCTTTGTTTACAATCTGGGCAGGTTGCTCCACCCTCTTTTATAAATTGTTCTTGCTCTTCTTTTGTCATATAAACCTCCTAGCAACAACATACCGCAAAGTCGCCAGGAAGTCCAGTCATTATTTATAAAATGCAAAAGTAAAATTCCCTCTGTGTTTTACAGGGAACACCTTGTATCTGGCATATATTTTGTCGAAAAGGAAATTCCCTATTCTTGCTAGTTTCCTTGCCATTCCTTTTCCGTATGTGTTTGAGAACATTGGCTCAATTCGACAAACCAGTCCATAGAATATTTTGTCCATATCTTTAAATTCTTTTTGTTTCTTGGTTGCTTCGGTGTATTTATAATTCTTTGGTTTACCCCTTACAGCACCAGCAATATGTTTAGCTAGGGCATATATGAATTCTTCTATCTTGTTTACAAAGTTATTGGCTTGTTCTTTGTGCTCTGCTGACCTAGAACCTAGTTTCGGCTCTATTTCGTTTTTGTATTCTTCATCAAGCTTCTTTAAGCCCTTTACCATTTGCAAAAATGTTGGGTATTCGTGCAGATTGTAAAACTCTTTAAATGTGAAATAGTATGCGTGGAATTCAGTCCAGCATTTCCACCCTTCCGACACCACAAAATCTGGATAGTTATTGTGGTCTCTCAACAATGGATTTATCTTATAATATTTGTTATGCATTGTGTGATATAAATCGTATATGTGTCCTAGTTCGTGGTTTATTGCTATTGCCAAGTCAAGGCCTCGGTCTTCTTTTACTCGGCTCAATGATTCAGTTGTAAAGCAAACAACATGGCTATCTCCTTTCATTGTTGAATAGCCATTATTTGTTTCTCCGTTTACGAAATTTTCTCCTGGTTTGGGTTCTTTTATAATAACCTTTAAGTCAATGTCGAAATCGTAGTTGCTTTCAACCAAGCTTGTTACCATGTCGATTATGCTGTCTTTATATTCTTCTACCAGTTTCTCTTCTTTGGATTCATTGATAAATGTTATTGTGTGTTTATATTTCATATCCTGTTAATTATAGCATAACTTTTATCAAATAGTATCTCTTTTAAGTAAAAAATAAAAAAAACCACCTACCTGTGTGGTAAGTGGCTATCTTATTTTACTATTTTTGTTATTTTCATCATATTGCTGAATACGAATGTTGCCTTGTCTCCATCTATTAGTATTCTATCCACTAGTTGTTTGAATATGTGTGGTTGGAATTTGTCGAATATTGTTCTTTCGTTTATCAATCTTCTTAAATCTTCAGTTCTATGAATGTCTCTTTCTCTTTGTTTGTATGTCTTTATTATGTCTTCCTTTTGAGCCTTTAAGTTCTCTATTTCGTTCATTATCCTTTGGCTTTCATTATATGTGTCCATTGTGTTGATGCCTTGAATCAATGTCATTAGTTCTCTTTGCTTTATTGCTATTTGGTCATCTATTTGCTCTGGTGTCGTTTCTTCTTTTCTCTTTCTGATTACACTTTCGATGTTGTCTAGCACTGTGTTTATTACATTCTCTTTATCTGTTATTAATTCGTTTAATGTCTCCACGAATGCACTTTCTATTCTACTTTCTATTATTTGTAATTGTGTGCAAGTGCTGTTCTTGTTTTTGTGGTTTATGCATACCCAGGTTGCAACCTTGCCTTGTTTGGTTTCGTAGTTGTATCTTCTAAACTTGCTACCACATTGTAAGCAATAAATCTTGTTTGAGAATGGGTATTTTGAAGTGTAAACACTGCGACCAGTTTCTCCATATCCCCTTTGGTTGTTTCTGAACTCTATTTCCTTTGCGACCCTGTTCCACTCGCTTTTTGATATAATCGCTTTGTGGTGGTCTTCAATGTAGTATTGCTTGCCTTCGGTGTTTGGTATTCTCTTTCTGAATTTAATGTCTGAATATGTTTGTTTTTGCAAGTGCAAGTCGCCTTTATACTTTTCGTTTTGCAATATGCCTTGCACTGTTGAAGCTTTCCACTTTTCTTTTCCCCTTGGTGACTCTATACCCCTTTCTTCTAGCATTATTGCTATTTGTCTATATGAATATCCATTCAAGTATTGGTTGAATATCAATCTTACTGTTTCAGCTTCTCTTTCGTTGATTTTAATGGTCTTTTCAACCACTCTTTCTTTGCCATCTATGGTTTGTTTCCTTATCTCTATTATATAGCCATAGCATTTGCTGAATGGGTAGTTCCCTTGCTCAATTTGTCGAATTTTACCCCATTTTACTGATTCGCTTAATGTTTGTGAATAATCTTCAGCATTGGCTGCACATAACATTAGTTGCATCTTTGTTGTCTTTTGGTCATCTAGGCTATTTAAGTGCTCGTTTTCGAATATAACCGCCACCCCTTTGAGTGTTAGCTGTTCTATAATCGTTAGGATGTCTACCACATTTCTTGCGAATCGCGCCACCGACTTTACAAGTATAATGTCGATTTCTCCGTTAAGGGCTGCTTTTATCATTTTATTGAAGTCATCCCTTTTTCTCATGCTTGTTCCTGTTATGCCTTCATCTGCATAAATTCCAGCGAATATCCAATTTTGTCGGCCTCGTATTAGGTTTTCATAATAAATCTTTTGTGATTCATAACTTGTCTTTTGCTCTTCCGAGTTTGTTGATACTCTACAATAACCACACACTCTTTTAGGTAGGTCTTGCATCATTCCGTTATAAGTTTTGTCGACCTTTTTTGTCGGTTCTATTATTTTAACATTTGGTGCTAACATAAAAATTCACATCTCCTATTTCATCTCTTTCTAAATAATAATCAATCACTTCCACATCGGCTATGTATCCATTTCTGAACTTGTATAATAGTTTATTTCGATTTACTATCGTTATTTGTTCAACCATAAATCCACAAATTTCTTCGTTGAATTCTTTCATCTCTTGCTGTTCTTTAAATATTTTGTCGAATTTGTCAACATATTCGCATTTTTCTCTTACTGATTGATTGTATTTGTATATTTCCTTTTTTCTATCTTCAAGCTTCATAACCTGGGTTATTAGTTCTTCGTGCTTTTCCTTGAACTCATCAGTCATTAAGCCCCTAACTTCCATCTGTAAATATACTTTTTCTTTGTTTAGTAGTTCTTGTATCTTTATATCAATTTTGGTTATTTCTTCGTTTTTAATTTTCATTTTCTGCTGTTGACCTAATAGTTCTCTCATTGAATTAAATGCTTTTATAAATGCATCTTCTAGTGTGTTTCTATTTATTCCGTGATTTCTACAAGCCCTAACTCCTTTTGTCTTTCTTGTTTGGCAGTTATAAGCAATGTCCAACCTTTCTCCAGCATTTGTTTTCCTTATTCTTTCGCTTGCTTTATTAAAACTTGCACCACACATTCCACACTTTATTATTCCCCTAAATATGTCATGTTTTGGCACATATCCTTTTGGTCTTTCGTATTTACTATTCCTTTCTCTTCGCTCTTTTGCTTTTTCGAACATTTCGTGCGTTATGATCGGCTCGCACCATCGTTCAACCACGTACATTGGCTTTTCGCCTTTGTTGATATACCTTGAACCATTCTCTCTATAATATTTTTGCAAGTAAGCATCCCCTGTGTATTTTTCTTGTCGTAGTAAATATGAAAGGTTGTTATAATTCCATTTCCGACCTGCTGATGTTGTTATGTTATTATTGTTTAGCCATCTTATAATGTCGCAAGTTCTTTCGTTGTTGCAGAACCTTTCGAATATCTCTTTTACAATTTTCGCTTTCTCTGGAACTAGTTTAAGCACTCGGTTTTCATCATACTCGTATCCAAACAATGGGTATGGATTTCCTATCGAAACCTGCCCTTGCTCAAATCTTCTTTGAATTCCGAATCTTACAGCCTCGCTATCTCTTACAAGTTCTTCTTCGGCAAAGTATGATTTGATTGCTGTTTTGATTGTTTTTTGGTCTCTTATTGAGTCAATGTCTTCCATCTCGAATATTACTCTAACACCTATTCTGGTTAGTTCTTCAAGTGTCTTTAATAGTTGACTAGCATTTCTACCAAATCTTGCCACTGTCTTGGTGTATATGATGTCAATGTTTCTATTTTTACACTCTTGTATCATTGCCAGGAATTGTGACCTTTTCTTTTGGTTAGCACCACTTTTCCTTTCGGCATATACACCCATGTTGATGTATTGTGGGTTGCTGTTAATCAAGTTGTTATAATAAGTTATTTGCGAAGTCAAACTTGATTCTTGCTTTTCAGCTTTTGTACTTACTCTGGCATAAGCACACACTCTATAAAATTCCACTTTTTTATCCTCCTTTTGTTAGACACAAACATACCGCAAACGCTACGCAAAGTCCAGTGAAAATCGAAATAAAAAAGCCGAGTTTTTAACTAAAACTCAGCTTATTTTTCTTATCTATTTCTTCATATTCTGCAAGGGTTATAATTCGGTCTGCTAATAGCATATCAATTATCCCTTTTGCAATCTTATAATTCATATTATTGTTTGGTTGTACCATCTTTGTCCACCTCTTTTACATCGATGCCAAATTTCTTCATTTGTTTGAAAATTTGGTTGCATCCTGTGGCTGACAAACCACTTGCTCCACCTACTAGCATTGCCACACCGACATTGGTTGCTGTTATCATACTAGGTAGTGCATAATAGAAAATCACTCCTAAAATTATTCCCAATCCACAAGCAATGATTGGAATAATTCGAATTAGTGTTTCCTTTTCTTTTGCTATGTATCTTTTGTAAATTTCCATTAGTGCAAATACTATTGACACTATAACTGGCACACAAATAATTTCTAACATGGTTATTCTCCTTTATCTGAATTTTCTATTAAAAAGTCCAACATCTCTTTGTTGACTTTTTCGTACTCATCGAGAGCCTTATGCATTTCGCCATTGGTTCTCCCATCTCTTAATGCTATTGAATTTGCTACTGTTAGGTCGCCTACTGCTGTGATACTCTTAATTACTAGAACATCTCTTTTGTGGCGCTGTGCATCTCTTTTCTCTTCTTCTTGGTGTCTTTTCTTGAAGTAGTGTTGCAAGAAAAACAGCACCATTCCTGACACGATGCTGGCAACAACACTTAAAATTATTGATATCATTGTACTCCCTCTTCTTCTAATAATTTTCTATATTTGTTAACATTCTCTCTGGCTTGCTGTCGTAGAGGCTTATATTTGTCATATTCTTCCTGGCTTATAAGCCCCTCTACTAACTTTATAACCAAATAATCTGTTGATGCTAGATAGTCTTGGTTGCTGTTGTATTCTGCTTGATATTCTCGAATCCTTAATTCCTTTTCGGTATAAGGAACGAATACACAAATATTGATTGTTTCATCGTAAGCTTCTCTTTGCTCAATTGCTGGCTCATCTTCAACCCATGCAAAATCTTTTCCACCATTTGGATATTCCTTTATAACCTCATAGTGTCCTTTGGCTGGGACACCTGCAACAGCTTCGTGGTGAACAACCAATGTGTCCGATTTTATATAACCTTTATCTCGGTCAAAATCTTCTAAAATTTCAGTTTTATCTTGATTATAAACTTGCATTTGTTTCTCCTTTTACCCTATTCTTTGCCACATATAAATGACTAAATAAGGTGGCATATTGTTATGTGCTCCGCCACCACCTTTCGATGTCGCATAGTCTCCTGCCACACCAGTTCCACCATTTCCTAAATACCAAGCACCACCTGACGATGTTGATTTCTTATCTTGTCTCTTAACATCGTGTGTATGGGCTGGCATTTCACTTATTGACAATGTATGCGTGGCCTCACCACCTAGATTTCCAGCATAGTAAGTATCGCCTGCTCCTAGCAAGAACCTATCCTTTAATTGTGTCCACGATCCGCCGAACAATGTTGCTGGGCTTGTTCCTGTTGCTGACAAATAAATCGAACCCACTGGATATACTGTGTCGAGCACCCTTTCTTTTGGAATTCTTCCCATCTTGTCTACTAGCAAATAGTTTAGGAATTGCAATGTGCTTTCTGATGCGTTTGTTCCATATCCTAGCTGGACTGCTAAACTTGCAGTTGCCTTTGCTCCGTTCCCAGCAGCGAAACCACCATAGGAATTCTCTATTACTGTTGTGTTGTTTGCTATATTGCTGATGCTTGTTTTATTAGTTGCAATGTCTGTTGTGTTCTTGCTTATGTTTGTTTTATTTGTCGCTATTCCACTTGCATTTGTACTTATGTTTGTCTTATTGGTGGCTATACCACTCTTATTTGTCGCTATATTCGTTGCATTGGTGCTTATGTTGGTTTTATTAGTTGCTATGCCATTTGCATTGGTTGAAATGTTAGTTTTGTTTGTTTCTATTGCTTTTGCATTATTATCAATGTTTGTTGCGTTTGTTTGTATCAAACCTTTTATGGTTGTTGAAAAACTAGCATCTTTGTCTATTGCTAATGCTAGTTCATTTAATGTATTAAGGTTATCTGGTGCTCCATTGATTAAGTTGTTTATCGCAGTTTCAACTGATGTTGCAATTAATTCTTTAAGCACCTTACCCTGTTTTGCTGATAATACATAGTCAGCTTGCTCCGAGTTCAAATTGTCGACTATTGTTACACCTGCATCACTACCCTTATTGGATAATAATCCCCAATACTCATCTTCCGTGCTTACCACTGGACCTTTATTAATATTGGTCTGCTTGCAATAATAAGTACATCCATGTCGGCTTACTGTGTCTATATAATATTCGTTATTTACATAGGTTTCGGTTTCAACCCAAGCACCCTTATTACGATATGAAGTTCCTTTCTTTGGTGCTGGAACTTTGAAGTGTATCGTTTTCATACTGGTGGATGCATTTGTTTGAATTTCAACACTTGATTGTTCTTCGCAATCTATTTCTTCGCTCGAAACACTTAATCCATCAACAATGGCTAATGCTTTCGTTGATTTGGTGTTTGCTGTATTTGATGTCGTTACTGCATTTTGAGAGTTTGTTAATGCTGTATTTGAAATTGTTTCTGCACTTGTTGCTCTCTTATCTGCATTATCAGCACTCTCTGCCGATTGTCGTGCACTCTCTTCTGCATTGCTTGCACTAGTTTCGGCGTTTGTGGCTCTAGTATTTGCAGATGTTGCACTCTCTTGAGCAGCCTTTGCACTTGTTTCTGCATTTGTTGCACTTGTTTTCGCAGAACTAGCACTTGCTTTGGCAGAGTTGGCACTTGTTTCTGCATTTGTTGCACTTGTTTGTGCGTTGGTTGCACTTGTTTGTGCAGAATTTGCACTCGACTTGGCGTTGTTAGCACTTGTTTGTGCAGTATTCGCCATTGATTGTGCAGATGATGCTAGTGCTCGAGCTTCCCTTGCTGATTCTTCTGCATTTGTTGCACTTGTCTCTGCATTGTTTGCTCTTAAATTGGCAGACATCGCACTCGCCATTGAAGAGTTCGCACTTGCTTTTGCTTCGCTTGCACTTGTTTCTGCACTCAAAGCACTTTCTTCTGCTATCTTGGTACTCTTTTCAGATGCTAATGCTGACTCTTCTGCACTTTTAGACCTTGTCAAAGCTTCGTTTGCTGTATCTAGTGCATAGTTGCTATATTCGTATGCCTTTAACATTAAATTTGGTTCATCTTCGGCATCTTCTCCATCAAATAATATTGACTCATTAATCGTTATTACAACAATGTGAAATGGTACGATTGTATTTGAATCATCTGCCAAATATGCCACAAATTGCATCTTCAACTCGCCACGCTTTGCCATTGGTCTAGGCACTGTGAATCTAAAATTCAATTTGTCGAAATTGTCTGCATACGATATTGTTTGGTCTTCTGGCTGATATAGTCCTATTGTCCATTTCTCGCCTCTTATGTTTAGGAAATCAACTCTCTTTGAAAACTTTTCATACTCTATTGGGAATTCAACCTCTACCACGGTAGCATTGTTTTCATCTTCTTGGACGCTCACATCATCTTTGTTTACTGCTGTGAATCTCTTGTTTTTTAATAATGTTATTTTTATGTTCTTCATAGTTTCTCCTATGCTGTTCTCTTCCACATATAAACAACCAAGTATGGTGGCATATTTTTATCGACTCCACTTTCTCCTGCACTTGCTAATGCCACATCTGGTATCCTATATCTTGCATAAACATTACGACCCCTTTGTGCATTACCACCACCAGCCCAGTTTCCGATGCCACTGTTATAGCTTTCTTCCAGTCCTATATTTCCTGTTACTTCGCCTGGTGCTGAACCATATCCATTTCCGTATATTACACCCCAGTTTCCGTATCCAATAGTACCACCAACATTCTGTGTTATTGTATGTTCGTGGCTTACAGCTATGGCATCTTTGCTACCACCTGTTGCTCCATTTGAATATGTCGCACCTGCTCCAAGCAAAAATCTATCTTGAAGTTGCACCCATGTGCCACCAAATAGGGTTTGTGGGCTGGTCGAATTTACTGATATGTAAACTGACCCAACTGGATATATTGCATCGAATAATCTTGCAACTGGTATCTTTCCATTTTCATCGCACAAAGTAAATCCTTTGAATTGCATTCCCTTTCCATTTGTCGCTCCACTACCGCAAGAAAAACCACCATTTGAATTTGCTACAATGGTGGTGTTATTCTTTATATTGGTTATCTCCGTATCCTGGCTTGCTTGTTGTTGTTTTATCACATTTCCTTGTTTGGCTGATAAAACATAGGCTGGATTTGTCGAATCTAGGTTATCGACTATTGTTACATTTGTGCTTTTTAATGCAACTATTCCCCAATAATCAGTTTCTTGGCTGTCTAGTGGTTGCTGATTCGTATGTGTTTTCTTGCAATAATATGTGCATCCGTGGATGCTTACTGTGTCGATATAGTATTGGTCATTTATGTATTGTGTTGTCGAACTCCAAACGCCTTTATGTCTATATGATGTTCCTTTCTTTGGTGCTGGAACATTAAAGTGGATATTCTTTCGCTTGGTTGTAGTATTGGTTGTTATTTCTACCGACATCGGAGCTTCGCAATCTATTTGACTACTCGACACTGTTAGTTCATCAATTGTTCTTTGTGTTTCGTTTGCTGTGTTAACTGCTTGCTCCGCCACCTCCAATGCCATCTTTGAATATGTGTTTGCTTCCACTATCAAATCTGGGTTTTCTGAACCATCTTTCTTTATGTAGAATATACTGTTTTCGACATATATTCTTACCAGTTTGAATGGCACAAATGTATTGTCGGCATCTGCCTTGTATGCAATGAATTGAACTTCCAATTCTCCGAACACTGTTACTGGACTTGGTAGTGTGAATGTGAAATTTAATTTGTCGAATTCGCTTTCATATTCTTTGGTCTTTATCTCTGGTGTGTAAAGGGCTATTGACCACTTTTCCCCTCTAACATTCTTAAAGTCCACTCTCTTGGAGAATTCGCTATATTCTGGTGGGAAATGCACTAGGATTGTTGTCGCATTATTCTCGCCAGCAACAACCTCGTATTCTCCCTTGTTTTCTATGTCGTGTCGCTTGTTATTATATAATGTTATTTCAATTCCTTGCATATTCTCTCCTATTCAATAATTTTAGCTATTTCAGTTATTGTGAACGATTCTGTGTTTTTAAATTGTGTTGATAATGAACCACTATCTGGTATCTTAACACAGGCTGTATATGGCTGTGCAAATGATAGTGTTTTGCTTCCATTGCTCAATCCTTTAACCTCACAATGTGTTATGTAGAAATAATCCGATTTCTCTCCCCACACATAATAATCTTGAATATGGAAGAACGACCCATTGTCTACTACGGCATAGTGGAATTTCTGCGAGTTTGGATATGCACTTTCTAGTGTGAATCGTATTAAATCTCCACTTACAAATGCCTTGCTCAATGTTAGCGATGTTGCTGATGACACGCCAAATGCTCCACTATATAGGATTTCTCGCCTTGACACGACATCTCCATCAGCTTTTAATTTAGTAGCTTCTTTCTTTACCACCACATTATTTACTGCTTGAGAGTTTGTCGCTAGGTCGCAATTATTCGAATGCTTTGAGTAGGACACTCTATTTAGCATGGTTCTTATGTCCGAACAAGTTATTGTTGCATCCGTTTTTATCGTTACCAAATATAATGGAATTTGATGGATTCCTGTTGTCAATGTGCTTAAGTTATCGCTTAACAATTCAATAACTGATGTATCGCTTTGTGGTGTTACCTTTATAGCCATCGCCTGTGGTCTCGCAGAAAGGTCGAATTCCACATAAACCTTGGCATACTGTGTTGCTGTTGATGGTATAACAAAGTTAAATTGAACTGGTGCATCGCTCATTCCAAAGTATCCATAGGCGTGTGCCAATCCTGGACCAATAATCACACCTCTATCCACTATTGTTACTGGGAATTTGTTTGATTCGCTCCCTACTACTCCTGGGTTCATTTGGCTATAAAAGTTAAATATCTTTGCATCAAATGTTGGAACAATTTCGTTCTTTCCAGTCAATGCATCTCCAATTCCTTTTAATATGTATCCCATTATTCTTTTCTCCTATATCTTCTATCATTGTAAATTTTCATTCTGTCTGTGAAATCTATTCTTGTCTTCCCAAACACACAAGTATAATAGGGGTCACTCATTGTGTATTTTAGTCCTGTGAAAACTGATTTGTATTCTCGGTCTTCATATACTATTGTTACCTTGTCGCCTGGTCTAAATCTCTTACACTTTACCATTGATTGGTTCTTTGCTAGTTTATAAAGAATGCAATGGTTATAAATGTTTCCACACAATTCGCTCCTGGCTTGCTCTTCCATCGTGTAACCTTCTTTTACAGCATCGACCTCATCCCAACTGCAATATTTAGTTTGAGTTGGTAATATTCTTTGCGTATTGGTTGCATCCGTTGTTAGCTCATTGTTTTCCAATAAATAATAAGTGCCTTGCTCTGCTCCTGTGTCTGCATTATAAAAAACAACCTTGTTATAGGTTGGCATTTCATTATTGTCGAACTCTGGCTTTGATAATTTAATGTTATCCTTTATCACATAGCCTTCGGTTGCGTTCTTCGAAATTGTGCATATCAATCTGTCGTTTACGAAATCTATTGAGAATTCCAAATAAATGTTATAAGTATCAAACATCCAATCTATTAGGTCGGCAATATTGATTGTATCTGCATCATCGCTGTACACACAACTTGGCTCGCTACCGAATGTCTTTATTTCTAGTGGGAGCTTCTTTTGTTGGTCATCTGTACTTATAAATGCAAATGTCAAAATTGTTTTTAATCCCTGGATGCCTTCGAACTTTCTATTCAATAAATTCGTATATTTGAACACATTTATTACTGTGTCGTTGAATAGTTCTTTCATTTGTTTAAATGATATTTTCTTTTCGGTGTTATCGATTGATGTTATAACACCTAGTTCTACCAAATCGTTGCCATCTATTAGTGCTATTATATCGCCTTTGAACCCCTGTGAAATGTTAATAATGTTTGCTGTGCTAGTGTTATTCGAAATGATATCATAATCTATCGAATAATCCTTGACCACGCCACCATCAATGTATTCTAGGGTGTTTCTTGCATAAATTCTATAATGTACCATTACACCAATTCCTTTTGTATAGAATAACTTATTGTTATCTTGCCGAAGTCAGTATTTATTGCTGAAAATATTAGTGTTGACTTTCCTGATGGAATTGTTAAAAAGTTTGAGTATGTGTAATCTTTCTCTCCGATATAATATACATCTTCCCTTATATATTCATCGTTTAGCACGGTGTAAAGGCTAGCTTCTTGCTTATCTGGACTGCTGTCTATCAGCAAATAACTGCCTTCCTTGACTATAAGGTTATATTTGGCTTGTTCTATTATCTCGCCATCTTGAAGTATTCTTATAAATGGCGTGTCGGTTACACCCTCAACCTTTATTATGCAACTCGTTGGTAGGTTTCCCTCGTTATCAATGTCGACTGCAAGGTTATTACTGCCACCATAATAATAAGGGTATGTGTATGGATAAACCAAAGGCTCTCCATATCTATCTAGTTCTAATGTTATTTGTTTGTCTTTTTTCCATCTCGACATACAAGCGAACTTGATTTCGCATTTTAGGAAACCTGTTTTATAATCGATTTCTCCTTTCTTTAATTCGTTGATTAAAACAAGTTTGTACCACTCGCTCTCCGATGCATTATCGTATGAATATCCACTACTTGAGTAGTAAAGCTTCATTGGTGTTTTTGTGTTTACATTGCCAACAAAATCGACAAATGCAACGAAGTGCTCATAATCTGAAAAGTATAAATCTCCGCTTATTGTTTGGGCTTGGGTTTCCACCTCTTCTATAAAGCAAGTGTTTTCCACCTCGTAACTTGATATTTTAGTTTTTATTCCCAACCCACTTGGATTGCCGAAGAAACTGCTTTTCTTTACATAAGGGTTCTTGGGGGTTAAATTCCAAAGCTTCCCTTTAGCATTTTCCAACCAGAATTGTCTCATACTAAATTTTACCCCCTAACTCTTTATTGATTCGTTGCGCCAGTAAATCCGCCACCCTTTCAGCATTCTCTTGGCTGATTTGTGTGTCTCCTGTCGCATTTATGTCCACACTAATGTCGACTGTGCTCTTATTTGAGTTCTCGCTCACTTGGGTGCTATTCACTTCGAAATCTGACCCCATGCTTGAATATTGACCCTGTAAATTCGACATTTGTGATGTTTGCTTGTCTAATGTTTTTGTTAAGTCCTTACTTGTACCTGACAAAAATGCAAATAATGTCGCCACAACAAGGACTACGGCTGCGACTGCCCATAATATTGGCAACAATGGTGTGCTGGCTGCCGAAACAGCTCCAACCCCACCAGCAGCACTATAACTTGCTACTGCTATCGCCTTGATTACCCCAACAATTGTTGACACGATCGCTATGATTTTTGGCAATAATACTATCAGCAATAATAAAAACAATGTGAACTTTTGTTGTTTTGGGCTCATATTCCCAAACCAGTTCGCTATTGTAGTTAGTATAGGTATTATGTACTGAATAACGAATTCACTTAATATTTGTATTATTGGCAATAGGTTTTCAGCCAGTTCTGCACTTACTTGCATGAATTCAAATTTCATTGCATCCCACGACTCTTTAATTTGTTCTGCTGTTTGCACCTGTTCTTCGGTTGTTATCCCTAGTTCCATTTGCTTTTGATTTAACGAGTCAATGGTCTCTGCTGATGTTTGCATCACTTCTAGCACATTTACTGCATTGTCTCCAAATAGTTCGTATGCTAATGAATTTCTTAAGGTTGTATTCTCCATATCGGATAATGCAACTAAAACATCATCATAAATTGTCGAAAGGTCTTTCGTGTTTCCGTTAAGGTCTTTTGTCGAAACACCCAACCTATTTAATATGTTTAGGTATGCTGAACCTTGACCAAGTGTTATGCTGTTCATCACATTCTTTATGCTCGACAATGCCGAATCATAGTTTCCAGCATCTCCTGTTAGTTCCTTATAAACATTTCGTTGCAACTGCATTTTCTCAACACTAACATCCAATGCCTTGGCTTGCTCATTTATGGCAAGTGTTTGGTTTGTGAATGCTGTTATAGATGCTGTTATTGTTGTTATAAGTGCAACTGTTATTGCCGACACTTTGGTTAAGCCCTTTTGTGTCTTTTCTAGTGATGATTGTACTTTTGTGAACCCTTGCTCCATCTTGCCTATCTTTGCTATTGTCGGCTCATCTGTCGCATTTTGTAATTCTTGATTATATTTTGTTAGTTCGTTTTCGGCTTTTAACACAGCAACTTGAATTTTGTTAAATTCCTTTGCTGTCATATCGCCTTTTTGGAATGCTTTGTCAGCTTCCATTTGTTTTTGTTTAAGTAGTGCCACTTTTTGTGTGGCTAGTCCAATTTGTGTTTCTAGATTCTTCATCTTTTGTGCTGATGCTTCGGTATTTTTTGAATCTAGTTTTAATGCCTTGTCTAGTTCTCTTGTTTGAGATGTGGTTTGCTTTAATGTATCACTAACTTGTTTTATTTTCTGGTCTATTTTGTCCAGGCTTCTTCCGACTTCCAATCCACACCTCCTATTTCTTTATTTTGTTTTGGAATCTTTCGTATATCCTATCATCCATGTCTTTTAGGTTTCTTATGGCTCTGTTTATGAATCTCGTTCCCTTGATATAACTAGTGCCATAGTTCAAAATGTTTGCTATTTTTTGGTAAGGCACACCTTTTCGGTTTTGTCCTTGAAACTCCACCGAGTAACCATACCATCTATATCTTGCTACTATCTTACTTTTCTTTATTGAGTTGAGCAGTCCAAGAGTTGCGCCCCTTGGTGTTGTTTGTTCTAATTCTTTTATTAGTTTTTCCACCTCGATATCGACTTGCTCCTGGATTGCTTCCACGGCATACTCGCCATATTCTGATATTTCTTCAAAATATTCTGCTAATTGCTTGCTTACACCATCGTTCCAACCTGACATTTTAACCTCTCAATATGCCACTCGCTGTCATATCAGCTAGACTCATTGGGGCTGAATAGTTTATGTTCTTCCCCTCGGCTTTTGCTATGGTTATGGCATCGATTTGTGCTGAATAATTGATTAGGTCATAGAAAACATTTAAGCCCATATCGGCTATGTTTACTGAAACCCCCAATTTTATGGCACAATAAAGCATTTGGGTTGTAAAATCTCCCTCTATATGTGATAATTCGGCACTTTTATTGGCTGAAATTATCTTTTTTTTTGAGATATAAACAACGAGAAAAAGTCCAATAATTCGCTAATTATTGTCTTATCGGTTATGATGCTTGGTGGTATGCTCATTATCAACTCGCCAACCTCTGGCTTGTTCGGATATTCTGCTGTTGCCATTAGCGATGCAATGAAATTCAAAATGAATTCGCTGTCAAACTCATATCTTTCCATTGTATTGAACACATCTGTGCTTTGCTCTTCATCGAGCTTCTCTAAATCTTCGATTGTTTCAATCTTATATTCTTTTAATTTCGACAAAGTTGCTGTGTTCGAATTCTTCTTCGCAAAACTTATAATGTCATTTAGCAAATCGTGTCCGAAATAACTCTTATATAAAATAAAAGTTAGTGCATTGCCACACAATTTTATTTCTTCCCCGTCTGCTATTTTTAATTTCTTCACAAGTCCATATTGTTTCATACTATGCTCCTATCGTGCTGTCTGGCACATAAATTTCATTTTGCACTTTTGACCAAATATCCTTATTGATATTGCTGTTCAAAATCGTGTAAGTTACCTTGTCTGGTTCGTTCTCTGTATTGATGTACTCGTATGGATAAACTTTCACATTTAATGTTAAGTTTCGGATTGTCTTTCCATCGAAACTCACGCTTGATAATGTTGGCAATTGGAACACTGCACGATACATTGTGAACATTGATTCACTGCCATCTCCAACGCTTGAATAATAGCCAAATGCGAGTTCTTTGCTCTTGGTCTTACTCTTGATTATGATTGCTCCATTTTTGTCGAGTTTTACATCAAAAAACTTTGAATAAACATTGAAAGGCAACACTGCAAATTTGATTGTTCCTTCGCCTGTTACCTGGGTGTTTAATCTGATGTAAGAAACATCATCATCTGCATTGATTTCGGTTGTTTCTGACTTAAATTCAATGCTTACTTCCATTAAGCCTTCGTGATATTCCTTTGCTCCAAATGAACCATCGCTATTCAATGGTGCTGCGAAAAATTTCTTGTTTCCTGTTTCATATAACTGTGAAACATTTACTGTCTCATTTGCCATTTGTTTCTCCTTTAATAAATTTTATAAAGTGTCAAAGGATAATGAAAAAGTGAAGTCTCGCTCTCGAATATTTCATCAGCGAACTCCACATCAAACCCATTGTCCTTAAAAACATCTTCTATCTTTTCTAGCAAGTCCATATTTTCCTTGCTATCAAAACTTTTCTTGCTAAAAACATCTATCGCAACCATAACCTCTCGAATAAAGTCATCGTTGTCGGCACTGTATTTGGTCTCAAATGCTGGGAAATAATATGACAAATAAGCCATCTTATTTCGTGCTTTCGAGTTCCGTACTACTCCGTGCCAGAATAATGTTTTTGTTGTTTTCTCTATCTCTGCATCATTTAGCGAAATGCCTTCCACCATTCCGATGCTTGTTAGTAGTTGTATTATCTCTTTTCGACAAATTCTTCTTGCTTTAATAGTTCTCATATACCACCTCATCAAAACTTGGTGCAAGTGTTTCGTTTGCTCTTATAGTTAAATCTGACTTATTGAATTCAAACTTGTCTATCGACACTATCGAATATGTTTTGCCATTAAATTCCAAGTATAATTCGTTTATAATTTTAGGATTATATACAACCTTGAATTGTGTTGTTTCTTCCACCTGGACAGACTTTGCTGAAAATCTTTCGCTTTCAGAAAGTTCTCTCACATAACACCATAAACCGCCACTCTCTTTGCTGTGAATGTATCTTTTGATTACCTTTTCGTAGCCATCAACAATTTTTGTCGAAATGTCGAAAAAGCGAACCTTTTTGTCTTTGTTCTCTTTCCTTTCCATTAGAATTCTTTTCTCCTATACTCTGAAAGCAAAACAGCAACCGAGTTCTCTATTTCTCTAACATTTGTTTTCTCTCTGCTACTATAATAAGCACTCACAATGAATTTGGCTGTTTCTTTTATGGTTGGTGGTATTGTTTCTAGCTCTTCTAGGGGATATCTCAACACCTTTTCAATTATCCCCTTGGCTAGATTTATAAAGTCGGCAAGGAGGGAGTCTTGCCACTCCCCGTCAATGCCTAAATACAATTTAATTTCTTCTACTGTTGGCATCTTCCTGCCCTACCTTTTATTATTCAGTTTCTTCAGTTGTTTCAGTTTCAACTGCATATCTTGGTTCGCCAAGCACTGCCACAGCACCACAAGTGATTGTGGTGTCAGCAACTGCATCTAAAACCAATTTAATTGCTGTCGCATCAAAGTGTGCGATTTCATTTGCTACAACATTGATTTCGGTTACTGTTTCTGCACCGATGCTGATGTCGTAGCTCTTCACTTCTTGTTCTGTTGCATCTGGGCGAATTGCCACAAGTGTTGCTTTGGTTGTGGTTGCATCGCCTTCGCCTGTGCTGATTACGATTTTTGCAGTTTGGAAATTATCCAATTTGATTTCTTTGGTTTCAACAGCAGATGCAAGGCTAGTGCCTGCATCCACGATTGTTTCCACTTTGTTTGTTAAATATTGACTCATATTTTTCTCCTATAAAATTTTTATTTTCTCTTTGCTAATGCAACGAATGGTGATACTGTTGCACTACCTTTGTATGGTTGCAATGATTTGTTCCATACTGGTTGTCCATCCACTCTATAAATGAAACGGAATACATTTTCATCGTATAGGAAACGAACATGGATTGATGATGTTGCATTGATGCCACCCTTATCAATCAAAATGTATTGACTGAAGTCTGCTAGGATGATATCTCCAACTTCGCCAAGTTCTGAACATTGTTCTAATGGCATTACTGGTCTGCCGAATAATGTTCCGTAAGGTGCTTCGCTCAAACCACCTGCTGGAATGTACACAGGTTTGTCGCCTACTTTCAATGTGTAAAGCAATGGTTCGATTTCAGGGTTAATGTACCATACTGAATTTGTTCTTGAACGAGCCCATAATCTTGACCACATCTTAACAAGGTTTTCCACTGTGATGATTTCAGTTTGGTCTTTCTCTTTCTCAACTTTTACAAGTGAGCCAGCATTCAAAATGCCAAGAGGTTGACCT